TCATACGACAACCCTTTACTAGACCCAGAAGAAATAGACATCGCAAAGAAATCTATGTCTTCATATGCTTTTCGACAAGAGTTTATGGCCTCGTTTGAAGCTATGGGTTCTGAAATGTTTAAGGAAGATTGGGTGCACGTTTATGATAAAGAACAGCACAAGGGCGAAGGTGATTATTATATTGCCATTGACTTAGCTGGTTTCCAAGAAGTAGGAAAGAAAAATAAAAAGAATAGCCGATTGGACAACACAGCTATCGCAGTTGTATATGTCACACAAAACGGATGGTATGTGGAAAACATCATATCAGGTAGATGGACTTTAGATCAGACAGCCCAAAAGATATTTCAAGCCGTTAGGGACTACAAGCCTATATCGGTAGGGATAGAAAGAGGTATTGCTAAACAGGCAGTAATGTCTCCTCTACAAGACATGATGAAGCGCAATGCTTTTTTCTTTCGCATCGAAGAGCTGACACATGGCAACCAAAAGAAAACAGACAGAATCATGTGGGCCTTACAAGGGCGCTTTGAACATGGTTTAGTCAAAATAAAAAAAGCAGAATGGAACTCTAAGTTTTTAGATGAACTATTTCAATTCCCTGACCCCTTAACTCATGACGACTTAGTAGACGCTTTGGCTTATATAGATCAGTTAGCTAAGATAGCGTATGCTGGTGACTTTGAAGAATATGACGATTACGAAATTTTAGACGACTTTGCAGGATATTAATAAATGGATGACTACAACGAAGAATCACCTTTAATGGTACAAGAGACCCTGCAAGCATGGGTTATGAACAAAGTAGAAGAGTGGAGCGATCACTACGAAGCAAACTACGCTGAGAAAAACGATGAATACTATCGTATCTGGCGTGGTATTTGGTCTAGTGAGGACAAAACACGTAACAGTGAACGCTCTCGTATTATTGCACCAGCTACACAACAGGCCGTAGAGTCTAACGTAGCAGAGATTGAAGAAGCTACCTTTGGTCGTGGTAAGTATTTTGACATACATGACGACTATACAGACGAAGAAAAAGGCGACATCAAGTATTTACGTGATAAATTACTTGAAGATTTCAAAAAAGCTAGGGTTCGTAAGGATGCTGGTGAATGTCTAATCAATGCCGCTGTCTTTGGTACTGGTATTGCTGAAGTAGTAATGGAAGAAATCAAAGAAATGTCTCCAGCTACTGAGCCTTTGATGGGTGGAGAGTTACAAGCAGTAGGTGTAAATGTAAAAGATCGTATCTTAGTACGCCTAAAGCCTGTAATGCCTCGTAATTTCCGTGTTGACCCTAACGCAACTACAGTAGACGATGCTATGGGCGTTGCTATTGACGAGTTTGTTAGTTGTCATAGCGTAGAATTGCTACAAGAACAAGGCGTTTATCGTGACGAATACATTGGTAAGGCTGCTTCTGACTTTAATCTTGAGCCAGATGCTGAACTTTCGGTATATTCTGACGATAAAGTCCGTTTAACGAAGTATTATGGCTTAGTACCTACTTATTTACTAGAAGAAGAAGTTGATGTAGAGTTAGATGATGATTTAAAGGACTCTCAGTACGTTGAGGCTGTCGTAATCATAGCTAACGAAGGCGTTCTACTGAAAGCTGAGGCAAACCCCTACATGATGCGTGATCGTCCTGTAGTAGCGTTTCCTTGGGACGTAGTACCTAGTCGCTTCTATGGTCGTGGTGTCGTAGAGAAAGGCTATAACAGTCAAAAAGCGCTAGATGCTGAGTTACGTGCCCGTATTGATGCATTAGCATTGACAGTACACCCTATGCTAGCCATGGACGCTACACGTATCCCTAGAGGCACTAAGCCAGAGGTACGTGCAGGTAAGCTGTTGTTGACCAATGGTGACCCTAAAGAGATTATCAATCCATTTAACTTTGGTAATGTAAATCAGATTACCTTTGCACAGGCTGGTGCTTTACAAGACATGGTACAACAGTCCACAGGTGCTGTAGATTCTACAGGTATAGGTGGTGCTGTTAATGGCGAAGCGACAGCAGCAGGCATCTCGATGTCACTAGGTGCTATCATTAAACGTCATAAGCGTACTCTAGTAAACTTCCAAGAGAACTTCTTAGTTCCCTTTGTAGAGAAAGCAGCTTATCGTTATATGCAGTTTGAGCCTGAGTTGTATCCTGTAAAAGACTACAAGTTCTGTGCTACTAGCTCACTAGGTATCATGGCCCGTGAATATGAAGTAACACAGCTAGTTCAATTACTACAGACTATGGGACAAGATCAGCAGTACTATCCAATTCTGCTCAAGTCTATCGTAGATAACATGAACTTATCAGAACGTGAAACTTTGGTATCTGCTATAGATCAAGCCTCACAGCCAGATCAACAAGAACAGCAACGTGCTCAAGAAGTTCATCAGAAACAGATTGAGTTCCAACAGTCTCAGATTAACGCTCTGCAAGGCCAAGGCGAAGAGTCTAAGGCTAGGGCTATTAAACTTATGGTTGAGGCTCAGGCAGTTCCTGTGGAGCTTGAGCTTGATAAGATTAAAGCTGTTACTGCCAATTTGGATGATGGTGTATCTGACGACAAAGAATTTGAACGAAGACTACAACTCGCTGATCGTATTTTAAAAGATCGTGAGCTTGAATTAAAATATAACCAAACACAAGGACAACCAAATGGTAACGCAGCGCCAACTGGAGGAAGTGGTCAATCAAGTGAATCAGAGCTACAAGACTTTGATACATCGGATAGAGGTGCTGGAGGCAGCATTAGACAACCGACAGGCCTCTAATACCACAAAACGTAAGAAAACACAAGAAAAATCTTGACTTTTTTAGACTTTTATGGTATAATAGGTAGTATATAATGAATAAAGAATTAGAACAATACTATCGTGAGATGTTCCAGTTATTCAAGACTGATGGCTGGACTACTCTCCTGACTGACCTCAAGGCCAATACAGAGACAATAGACTCTATAGAACATACTAAAGGCCTTGAGGAACTTTTTTTCCGCAAAGGACAACTAAACATTATTGGTACTCTTTTGAACTTAGAGGAAACTACTCTCAACTCTTTTGAAGAGCTAGATAACCCTCAGGAAGAACAGGATTACGATGCTTAAAGTATTTGATTTTAAATGTCCAGACGGACACGTTAATGAACACTATGTAAAAGGCAATACCGAAACAGTTGATTGCAAAAACTGCGGTAGGCCTGCTACTAGGCAGTTAGCTATGCCTCGTAGTTTGTTAGACCCTATATCTGGGGATTTTCCTGGAGCTACTATTAACTGGGCGAGACAACACGAAGCAAAGGCTAAAAAAGGCGACTTGTAGCCCTTTATAGGTAAACTACAGTCATTTTGTTTATCTCCACAATGCAAAGGCACGGAGTTTAGTATGGCAGCACAAATCATCGACAATGATGAAACTCAGTACAAAAGTGAACACTTAGATAACAATGATCTACCTGAGTACGAAGAATCAGAAGTAAACCCTCAAGAGGCAATTTTACAACCTGAAAACCCTGTTGAAGAAGAAGAAACAACAGACGTTCCTAATAAATATCAAGGCAAGTCCCTAGAGGACGTAGTGCGTATGCACCAAGAAGCCGAGAAGTTATTAGGCCGTCAATCTTCTGAAGTAGGAGAACTTCGTAAGGTAGTAGATGATTATATCTCAAGTACAATTCAACAACCTACTGAAAACACGGAAACAGAAGAAGAGATAGATTTTTACACTGAACCTGAGAAAGCTATTGCTCAGGCTATTAATAACCACCCTAAGCTGAAAGCGGCAGAAGAAGTTACACAGGCTTTTGCTAAACAAAACGCTATGCAGCAACTACAAAGCAATCATCCTGATATGCAAGAGATACTAGCGGATGATAAGTTTGCAGAGTGGATTAGGGGTTCTAATATTCGCACACAATTGTTTGTGCAAGCAGATCAAGGTTATGATGCCGAGGCAGCTAACGAACTTTTCAATCTTTGGAAAGAACGTAAAGCCGTAGTGTCTCAGACAGTGGAAGCCGAAAAAGCTGGAAGACGACAGGCTGTCAAGAGTGGGTCAACGGGTTCTGCAAGAGGAAACCCAGATTCTACGTCCTCCAAAAAGTTCTATCGCCGTGCTGATATTATTAAACTTATGAAAAATGACCCTGATCGGTATATGGCACTATCTGACGATATACAACAAGCATATGCTGAGGGAAGGGTCAAATAGCTATTATTATAGGAGAAATTTAAAATGGCTACTAGTACTTATCCTTCAATGACAGGCGCTGTAGATAATACTTCCGCAGCTAGTTTTATCCCTGAGATTTGGTCTGACGAAGTTGTTGCTGCTTATGAGCAAAACCTAGTCTTAGCCCCTCTCGTTAAGAAAATGTCCATGCAAGGCAAGAAAGGCGATACTATTCATATCCCTAAGCCTACCCGTGGCTCTGCTAACGCTAAAGCTGAAAACACTGCTGTTACCATTCAGAATGCAGTAGAATCAGAAGTTATTGTCAACATCGACAAGCACTTTGAATATTCTCGCATTATTGAAGATATTACTGAAGTACAAGCTCTTGCTTCCCTACGTCAGTTCTACACTGGTGATGCTGGTTATGCCCTAGCCAAGTCTTTTGGTGACGGCGATGGTTCTGATTGGACTCACTCTAAGTCTTACATCAATGGTGGCTCTGGTGCTCTAAGTGCCTATGCTGGTTCTACTGCAACTGGTTCTGCTTTCGATGATGCTTTCTTGCGTTCTTTGATTCAAGAACTTGATGATGCAGATACCCCAATGGACAACCGCTTCATCGTTGTACCTCCTGCTTTGCGTAATGCAATCATGGGTATTGACCGCTACGTTAGCTCTGACTTCGTAAATGGTCGTGGCGTTGTTAATGGTAAGATCGGTGAGTTGTATGGCGTAGACGTATTCGTTTCTACTAACGTACCTACTCTAGCTTCTGGTGTTCGTGGTGCTATCTTGGGTCATAAAGACACCATGGTACTTGCTGAACAGCAGGGCATCCGTTCTCAGACTCAGTACAAGCAAGAGTTCTTAGGCACTCTTTACACTGCTGATCGTCTGTATGGTACTAAGGTACTACGTCCTGAAACTGGTATTGTTGCTGCTGTTGCAGGCTAATAACCAGTAAAACTAAGGGGGCTTTTTAGCCCCTTTTTGTTCTTTTTTGACAAGGGGTTGTAAATGGCAATTTATCGAGGTACAGGTGGCAGCGGTGACGCAACGAATGACGCTACTATAACAGAAGTAACACAACAAGCGGTAAACGCCTCTGAATCTGCTGACGCTGCTGCTGCTAGTGCGACTTCGGCTGCAAGTAGTTCTGCTTCCGCTTTAACTTCAAAAACCGCAGCACAAACCTCAGAAACAAATGCAGCTACTAGCGAAACCAATGCTAGTAACTCAGCAAGCGCATCATCCACTAGTGCTACATCAGCATCCAATAGTGCTACTGCTGCTTCTACTTCAGAATCTAACGCATCTGCATCAGAAACCAATGCTGCTGCAAGTGCGTCCTCAGCATCTACCTCAGCTACCGCAGCATCAGGTAGTGCTACAACAGCTTCAACAAAAGCTAGCGAAGCAGCTACATCAGCTTCTAGTGCTTTAACTTACAAGAATGCAGCAGAAGCCGCTAAGACTGCCGCAGAAACCGCAGAGACTAATGCAGAGACAGCCCAAAGTGCCGCTGAGAGTGCTAGAGACTCAGCTGAAGATTATCGTGATGAACTAACGACACTAACAACTAGTACTTCCACTTTATCTGCTGGTAGCTCTGCTACTTCTTCTTATAACAGCTCAACTGGTGTACTTGCACTCGGTATTCCTACTGGAGATACAGGTTCTACAGGTGCAACTGGC